GTTAGGGATAAATGACGACGAAAAAAAGTCCTTGCCACGTGGGATGTAAAATCCCCGGCGTAGCATCCGCGCTTCCAACCCGAAGGGGTTGGAGTTGTTACTCAGCGTGTTATTGCTGATAACAACTCGGTAACCAACCCATCTCCGGCCACCAATGGTGGGTCGTAGATGAGGCGGAAACTCGGGCTTTACTTACGTAATATATATTGCCCTCCTCTAGCCCTAGCAAGAAGCATAAATAGCGAACCGAATCCTGAAACAGGGTTTGATCAGCTTTTATACTCCGGCGAACGATACCACGGGATTTATACACAATGGATTGTGTAAAGGGATCCCAACGGCGTCGATCGGCTAGGATTGGTGGTGCGAAGAAGTAAGAGTCGTAGACTCTTGCCTTTCCCGCATACCAATTTTCCCAACCGTCATTTGACGGAAGGTAAGTAGGGCCGTGAAAACGTTGTTGCGCGCAGCTATAGATATAGCTTAGCGTCCGATCAAGCTTAAAGCCGAATCGGTTGGAATATAACCTATTAAATAAGTTATACTTCTGAACGTCGTCACGGGGAGTTAATCCCATATATACCGGTCTGACGTCGATTCCCATATAGAAATCGGCGCCACAGGACTCGCGAAACGGGCCAAAGATAAAAGTTTTATCTAGGTTCGCTACGAATCCTGCAACCTTAAACACTTCCAGAAGAAGAAGTGATGCTCGCGTGTCTATGGTGATATCATCGCCATAAACCCGCAAGGTGGTAAGGTTGCCACCAGCCAGTACAAGACACGCCTTCGCGAGACTCCAAAATATTAGAGTCTCAAGGGGGAACGTACAAGCGTTACCCATAGACGAGAACTTTGAATACTCCACCCAGGTCTTACCTTTATCCAAGGTATAACTAGGGCTACGTAGGTCATCCAAAAGGATAGCCCAATCGTATGGAATAAGAAAGTTCACGAGAGAAGTTGAAACTGAATCACTTGCAGCAGATAAATCTACTGTAGCGACTCGGCCACTACAACTACCAAAGTAAGCCATATCCTGGTTAGGCTTCTGGTCACGCAGGTTAATTCCTACGCGCCGAAGACATCTAGCTAGGTAACTCTCAACGCCCTTCTGAAGAAAGGTGTTAAGTGATGGCTCAACAGCGATAGTTCTTTCGGTCTTGTTAGACTTGGGAACGTAAGCTATGCGATTACCCTCCACCACCTCGTAAGATTGGTCCATTAAGTCCGCTTTCCATAACGGAAAATGATACTTAAGAGCCAATTTGAAGTAGGGAAGAGCAGAGGCTGTGATGGTGTGAGGACCCTTGAGCTTGTAATATAAAGCTCGATGTTCAGGGTTCTTAGCACCAAAAGTAGTACCAGGACCAAAGCCGCACCCACCCAGTATCCGACGAAGTCGGACTGAAGTGAGGTCCCCAAGTAAATCTTCGATATAGGATCGCGCCAAATTAAAGGCTTGACCCACTAAAGGAGACATACGAGAGGGATGAGTGCTAAAGTAATCCAAGCGTTTATTCACGATACTACACTTTCGTTCAGATTTAATGAACGCTAGGTGTGCCGTGGAGCGCCGAGATTCTTGAGTACTCGAACCAAAATCTATGTTCTTATGATAAAGAGCATGGACTTGGCGAAGAGCGGCATAGGTCGCAGGATCCTGAGGTTGCACAACAGCGGCCTCAAGAAGGTCTGAACACAACTGATACCTTTCATCGGGCGCCGAGAGGCGAACCGAATCAGGTAACCAGGGTGCCAGATCTGCTACTAGACAATCGGACAAAATGGAAAGGTCGAGACGCCTTCTGGCGTTCCTGTCACGTTTATACATGATGTATGGATTCCAAAGAATGATAAGACGGTGGTCAAAACGGCGGATAATAAAACCATCCGCTGTTTTCGGCTAAGCATAAGCTTAACCCCGTGGCAATTGCTGTTTTACTAGCAATTCAGACACAAATTCTAGGTCTGACAATATTGACTGCAAGTGAGCTAAATTAGCTGACATTGTAGCCTCTGTTGTGCCTTGTGGCCAACGGATATTCAAGTCGAAAACGACTTTAGTCCCCATTGGCACACCGTCCGCGTCTAAAAGCCCTTCTTGTACACGAATACGTGTAGAAGGAGTGCTATAGACGCCATTTTGGAACTGACTTACCTTGCGATCGATGATCACAGTCTTAGGAGTTCCTACTGCATGGCCTGGAAGAATCCAGGTCACTTGGTTAGCCGAGTCAGAGTAAAACTCTGAGTTGGCGGGCATTGTGATTGACATTATTGTCTCCACTATTTGCTATGGCGTAAGTAATTAGGCCAGGGAGCGGTTGTTTTTAAAGATAATATCACCCCATAGTGAGTGTATCAAAGCGAAAATATCAATCGCTTGAGGAACACTAAGGTTAAAGGATTGCGCGAATTGACCACCGATTTCTGTCGGTACTCTAACGCGTGTTTCCCTGACTTCGACTCCTATAGAAGGAGTTTGAGTCTGCCAAGCGGTCGTATAGCGGCTATTATCCTGTGGCATAACGCCAATGGTAGTAACTGCTTTACGTTCTTGGACAACCGATTGTACTATGGAACCATACACGTTTTTCCTCTCCACAATTGGCGAGAAAGACTGCAACAAATCACCGACATTAACAAACATGTCGATAACAAAGGAGAAGGGAATAAGTTCCCACGCAGTAACTAGTGGATCGAACTGAAGCGCATTTTCAAAACGCGTTCGAGTTTCATATCCACCGGCCACACGTACCTTTCGTGTAGTCTTCAAAGTATGTTCACACCTAAATGTACCAGCCCAGCGCGGAATTGCGCCACACTGAGACACCAAAGTGGAACTACTTTCTGAGGTTATATTGAAAGAATCGCTATAACGATCAAGGGGGGACGCAACATCGGAAAGGACTTGAAGAGCCTTCTTTATCGATTCAATATCGTAAAAGAGGATCCTCCATCCATACCGAATTTCCAGCCAAATTTGGGACAAAAGTTTGAAAATATCAACTTTAAACCAATCTTTGGGAGGAGCTTTTCGTTTTTTAGACTTAAGGCGCCTTTTGACTATCGTAAACATTTGGTAGATTAAATCTGCCACACGTTTCCGAAAGCCCGTGATCAAGGAGATAGTTTTATTTATCTCCAACCCAAATGTTGCCACGTCGAAAGCAGCTGCTTTCGCTTTAGCGGCAACACTCGCTATCACCTCTGCCGTTTCCAAAGGATCGTAATTTCCCGCTTGTAAATGCGGTAAATGGACCCCTAGGAAGTAGGGAGAGAGGTGACCCCCGAAACCCTGGTTCTCAGAACCTGGGATGACAACCCCGTAGTCAAGCTTCGAAAAGCGAAACTCGCCGGCTGTCCCGCTAACAAAATGTTTGTCAGCGTTCATCGGGTTAACAGGCAAAACAGAGCCTGCTTTAAGGGCACCGAAGTACCCAGGAGAGACGACATCCGTAATTTCACGGAAGCCGCTTATTACTCCTGCGATTTCTGCTTCGAGACGAGGGCGTAATCGGTGAGGAAAGCCGTACAAATTATGTACGTCAGACCAGCCGAAGTAGCCAAAGTCCGCAGACTGAGATCGAGTGCGCATAGATAACTCCTTTAACAGGAGTCGTCATGTACACAGTAGACCCCAATTGAGGCAGCATGAACAGAATCACTAAGTGACAATGTCATGAGCAGGAAGGCCAAAATTGACGGAATAAGGATATTCCGCGGACCCCCGTAAGGGGGGT